GTTTTATTATTTGCATTTCCTGGCCCGTTGGTCAAGCGGTTAAGACACCACCCTTTCACGGTGGTAACACGGGTTCGAGTCCCGTACGGGTCATATTTGGAGGTTTAGCTCAGCTGGGAGAGCATCTGCCTTACAAGCAGAGGGTCAGCGGTTCGATCCCGTTAACCTCCATCTCATAGTGGTTCCGTGGTGTAGGGGTTAACATGCCTGCCTGTCACGCAGGAGATCGCGGGTTCGATTCCCGTCGGGACCGCTTTTTATAAAATGCGGGTGTAGTTTAGTGGTAAAACTACAGCCTTCCAAGCTGTTGTCGCGAGTTCGATTCTCGTCACCCGCTTTAATATTATCCTGGCCCGTTGGTCAAGCGGTTAAGACACCGCCCTTTCACGGCGGTAACACGGGTTCGAGTCCCGTACGGGTCATCCTTAAGTCTACTTGCGTAGGCTTTTTTTTATTGCAAAAATTATATTGAAATAAAGAAAAACTCTCCTTATCATCGTGAAAAAGGAGAGTTTTTTCGTAAAATAATGGAGCCGAGGGTAGTAGAAACTGCTTATATATCAACGTTTCTAAAGGTTTTGTTCCGCGTTCGTTCCGTGGTTAAAATATTTGTTTGATTTTATCTGATTCAGAATCCTTCATTTCGTCCAAAACGTGAGCGTAAGTTTGTAATGTTATATTTGGGTCAGCATGACCTAATCTCTTACTAACTGTTAGCAATTGAACTCCTTTTGAAAGTAGAATACTTGCATGAGTGTGTCTTAATGCATGGAATGTAACTTGCTTTTTAATTTTTGCTCTGATTAGTGCCTTCTGCAGAGATTTGTTAACTGCATTGTTACTAACTCTATCAAATACAAATGAATGTTCTTGCGGAAGTTCTTTTAACCAATTTAGCAATTTTATTGAAACATCAATTGTTCGCTTACTGCTTTTTGTTTTCCCTTCTGTAAAATCATTTGTAAAGTGATAATCGAATCCTTTTTCTATTCTTATTTTTTCATTTTCAAAGTCTACACAATCCCAAGTTAATCCAAGACATTCTCCGAATCGCGCCCCAGTATACATGCTAAATAATATTATGTAACGTGTTGTATAATCACTTCTGATATCTTTAATTAGAGCTTCTTCAAGTGCTTTGAATTCATCTAAGCTTAGGAATTTCAATTCTTCCTTCTTTGTCTTAGAATCAACCCCTTTTAAAATTGCTCCTTCGGCTGGATTGATAGTTAATACATTCGTTCTTACTGCATACTTCAATGTCGCTTTAACGTAGGTATGATACTTCTTTACAGTTTCTTTTGCGTGTGTTTCAGCAACTGTGTTTAAAAACTCTTGATAATTTTCATGTGTTATATCTTTGAGCATTAAATTATAGTTGTTTCTAACATAGTTAGTAACTATTCGGATTTGCTGCAATGTTTTTAATGATACAACATCATCTTTGTATAGCTTTCTCCAATTCTCCATATAATCCGCTAGGAAGGTTCTTTCTTTAGAAAAATTCTTTCCTTGCAGCATCTCATTTTCACGTAAAACAGCAGCATCCTTTGCTTCTGCCTTTGTTTTAAATCCACTCTTAGATATAGCTTTCTGTTTGCCATTATCGTAGTAATATACTTTGTAAGCCCATGCCTTGCCACGTTTATAAATACTAGCCATACACCTCACCTCTTTTCCGCATTGGTGATAGACATTATTTCTTTAAGCCTAACAATTTGAATATATCAAACGTAGTTCTTTTATACGCTTTATTATATAAGTGTTTCTTTGGACTTCTCCAGAAGCCAATCCCTTTCTTACCATATCCAGGGATAATAGCTTTCTTAATCTGTCTCTTCCATTTAGAAGTAGTACGTGCTTTAAGCATCTTCTTCCAGCTTGGTTTTCTTAATCCGAATTTCATAAATAAGTCTCCCTTACCATTTAATAATATTCTCTCATTTCTTCCTTAACTCCGTAAGCAGCAATTAACTTATCGAATGTATCTGGAACATCTTGATACTGTTCTTGATAGAGCAGCAGCATTAATTCTGTTGCAAATTTATTAGCTTCTAGCTCTAGTTTACCTTTGCCACCATAGCATGCAGAATAGTACCCAATTAAATCAGCATGATCTATAGCATGTTTCAATTCATGAGCCATAACTAAATATTTCTCATTCGAGTTTTTCAAAGAATTATTCAGTAATATAATAGGCTCTCCTTCATTTGTAACGATAATTCTCCCTTTTAATCTAGATGGAAAATCAACGTACAAATAATTAATATTTAAGTTATCAGCAATCACAAATGGATTAGCTGTTCGATGATTTTCTACTAAAGTTTTAATGTCCAATAATTAACCTTCCTTTTTGTCTTTTAATTTATCCCAAAGTACGCTTCTAATAATCGCATCTACCTTTTCTTTCTCATCTTCTGTTAATTCAATACCATCATAAGATATAGCTGTTGTATTTAATTTTAGTGCTTTTTCGATGTCAATAACATCTTCTTTGGTTGCCCATGTTGGAGTATCCGTTGAAAACGAGTTTTGAGCAAAACGAGGGTCTACAGCAGATTTTTCTACGTTAAAGAAATCTGCAATCTTTTGTACATTACCTGGATTCGGCATAGATGTACCCTTAACATATCCAGTTAAAGTGCTTGTAGGTATTCCAGTATGTTTAGATAATTCAACCTGCTTAGTTCTAGTACGATTAAGTAATTCATTGATATTAACAGATATTCTCTTCATGATTTCTATATCATTAGGAGTGTATTTGCCTCTTCCTCGTGCCATTTCTAGCACCTCCTTATTTCCTATTGATATTATAGTACTGTTTTAAATCGTATTTGTAAATAAAAAAATATCAAAAAAATCGAATTTTTTATAATAAAAGTGTTGACATACGAATTAAATCGTATTATTATAGACTCATAAGTTAAAGAAAACTGAAAGGAGGAACGGATTTTGACACAAATTTCGTTAAAAGCTGCAAGAGTTAACGTTAATTTAACTCAGAAAGAAGTAGCAGAAAAACTAGGAGTTCATCAACAAACTATCGCAAAATATGAGAAAGATAGTACTAAAATTCCTATGAATTTGCTATACCAATTAAGTGCTTTATACAAAGTTAAATTAAATCATATTTTTTTAGGTTAAAAATACGATTTAATTCGAATAGAAAGAGGTGAAATAATTGCACCATTATATGACATTTTACGAGGCAGATGGAATCAAGTACGCAGAGTCTTGGTTGCAAATTAATTTTCTAAGTTGGTGTTTTTGCTTCTGGAAAATTAAAATGGCCATCTCTTAAGAGACGACCCAATAAAACTATTTTTTGACCATTTGATTAACGAAAAAAGGAGACTGACCATGAGTTGTGAAACAAAATTAGAAATATTAATTTGGATTCTCTCTTGGATATTAGGGCAATATACAGGGAAAAGGATTTACCGATATCTCAAGAAGAAGGCTTTAAAAAAGCAACAATAATTTTCAAAACTTTAACAACCGTATCAGAAGTAATTAGACCAAAAGCGTATTGGAAAATCAATCCGAAAACAGATTGAGCTAAATAACCACAAAATTGTTCCTTAAGCCATTCAGAGTTCAATTGAAATGTTTTAGAAGTTTTTTCTGAATGTTCATTCTTAACAAGTTCCAACGGGAGTTCTACATTCCCAAGTTCGACATCGGACAAAGCTTCGTCAAATTGACTAACCAAATCGTGAATTTCATCGTTAGATTTCGACAATAACAATGATTGAGTACTATAAAAATTTCTATACTGTATTGCTTCAGTAATCTTTTTATTTACGGAAACACTTTGCTTTGAAAATTCTCTTATAGCTTCCATTGCAGGCTGGAGGGATTCTAGAGTATTTTCCTGTATTTTTTGAATCATTTCAGATACATCACGCATAGGTTGTAAAGTAATTTCTAATTGGTCAAGCGCTGGTTTTATAGAATCTGCAAACTGCTGATTAATTTCATTGATATATCTTAAATAAGCATTTGCTAATTCTTGTGAGTCAGACATATAAACACCTCCTTTCCCAAGCTCAATTATAGGCTTGAAAGAAGGTTACAACAATATGAAAAAACATGAAAGGAGTTTAAACAATGGAAAAAGCAACACTCGATTACTACGAGCCGATATTTCTAGAAGTAGTAAGAAGAAATCCAGAGAAATTTGTTGAGTTAGTAAAGCCGTTTATTGATTTAAGAAGTAGACAGAGATGGATAACAACTGAAGAATTGTGTGCTGAAATCGGAACGAGTTCCAGCGCGTGGCTCAAAAGTGATGTGAGAAATCATCCTGTAGTCGTTGCTGCTAGAAGAGTTGATACAAGGCCATATAAATATAAAGCGGATCATATCGAAGCCATACAGAAAGTGTGGGATGAACGGAAGGATAGAAGAAGATGAGCAGAGTTGAAATATCAAGGACTAGAAAGCTAAAAAGAAAAGCTTTCTGGAAAGAGTTTAATAAGAACTTCATTAAGAAATACTTGAAATTCTTAGGTTTATCAGCATTAGCAATCATTGGAATAATTACATTTATGCACTTATGGGTTGGAGCAGTTAACCAACACATGGATAAAGTGGATGCGATTAGACAAGGTGTGATTTTTGATGATTAGTTTAATAGAAAATCTATTTGATAGCACTGAATTTGATTTAATGAATAACACAGAGACTGTAGGAACTATTAAATTCTTGAATGGTAAGTATCATCTAAGTGTTATCAACGGAATATATAAAAGCAGCAGCACACATCACAGTCTAGAGGATGCTTATGAGACTGCACTGGAGCTGCTAGAAAAATAAAAATGACGACTTGAAAAAGCCGCCATTCATAAAATACTTAACTAAATTATAGCATAAATTAGGGGAAAAGCAATGAGCAGACTATTAATAGATGAGCCACCTCTTCAAGTACTGCCATCACTTGCTAGAGAGATTGGTTTAAACGAGGCCATCATGCTGCAACAAATGCACTACTGGTTGATTAAGAGCAGCCATGAATTTGAAGGAGTTAAATGGTTCTATAAAACATTAGAAGATTGGCAAACAGAATTCTCATTCTGGTCAACAATGACTATCAGAAGGACTTTAAGCAACTTAGAAAAACAGAAAGTCATTAGAGTTGGGAATTTTAACAAGAAAAAATTCGACAAAACAAAATGGTACACAATCGAGTATCAATGTGTGAACAGACGATGTGTTCAATCTGAACAGACGATGTGTTCAAATAGAACAGATGGATGTGTTCAAAATGAACAGACCTATACCAGAGAATACACAGAGACTACTACAGAGAATAATAATAATGTCTCAGAGGAGAAACAGAGTAAGGCTGTTTGGACTGATGAGACCAGACATATTATTGATTATCTAAATAAACGCTCTGGAAAGAAATGGTCAGTTAAGACTAAGAAGACAGTACAGCTAATCCATAAGCTGCTAGACAATGGATTCACAGTTGAAGACTTTGAGAAAGTTATTGATTTCAAGTGTAAGCAGTGGCTGAATAACGAGGAGATGAATAAGTATCTAAGACCAGAAACACTATTCGGCGGAAAGTTTGAAAGATACTTAAACGAGGCACCAGTAAGAGTGCAGCAAGCATCTTCTGTACAATCAGTGGCAGATAAGATGAGAGAGCTATATGGCTCAGAATGGCAGGCTTGATATGAATAACTTTGAATTAGAGAAATCAATCATAGCAGCACTGCTGCAAGACTTCGACAAAGCACAATCAACGTACTTGCAAGCTGAGTGGTTTACGGATATCAATTTCAAAACGATCTTTGAAATCTTGAATAATAATGGCAGCCGTCTAGATGGATTGATGGAGCTATTCGCTAAAGTGAGAGCTGAATTAAAAGATAAGACTATCGGATATGAGTATCTAGTAACCTTGCAGCAAGAGAACGCGACCACAAGCGGATTGGACTATCTAGCTAACCAGCTACACCACGAGTATTTAAGAGCGAAGCTGGAGAAGGTCAAAGCAGAACACACAGAATTCCCAACTAAGCAGCTTGAAGCTGAGATGTTAGAACTATTGAATGCAATCTCTAAGCTCTCACGCAAAAAGAATGTTGGTGATTTAGCTGAAACATTCGAGCAATTCGAATATGAGCTTGAGCATGATATTGAAGACGGTATTAAGACATTCAGCGGATTAGATGCTGCTCTAGGCGGAGGAATCGGACCTGGAATGCTCATAACCGTTGGAGCTCGTCCATCAGTGGGAAAGAGTGCATGGACTATCAATCTGATTGATAGAGCATTAAGACGAAATGAAGGCTTAAGAGTAGACTTATTCAGTCTGGAAATGAGCAAAAAAGAAGTATTCTCCAGATTCGTGGCCAAAATGACGACACTTAACACATACTACTTACGCAAGATGAATAAGATGCTTAAAGATAGCGATAAGGAGCTAGTGAGAGCGACTATCGAATATTTTAAGAGCAAAGACTTGAAAGTATATGACACAGTGTCTGAATTGAACCATATTCTAGGAATTATCAAAGAACGAGCTGCAGGACAAGCTCCAGGAAAATACTTAGCTGTAATTGACTATGTAGGACTTATCAAAGTCAACAACAATCGAGACAGAAGGCTGCAAATTGAGCAGATTACACGAGAATTGAAGAATCTAGCCAACGAGCAGCAAGTTCCTATCGTTATCCTATCGCAGCTATCACGAGGAGTAGAGCAGCGCCAGGACAAGTCACCAGTACTGAGCGACTTGAGAGAGTCTGGCTCAATCGAACAAGACTCGAATGTAGTAGGATTCTTGAACAATGAAGAAACAGAAGCGAATCATGAAGGCTATCAGCGAGTTAAATTCTCAATCAAGAAGAACAGAGAAGGAGACTTGATGGATTCTACTTTCAAATTTTTCAAAGCTCGAATGGACTTTGTAGAGGAGTTTTAAAAATGAACGCGATAGAATTCGAAAAGATTATGAAATCTGAAGGATTGAAGACTACAAGAGCTGTGATGGTTATGCTGCAGGAAGCTAAACAATGCCAGAAGAACATTAAGGCAATGAGTCTGTATAAACATAAGTATGCAGTAGCATACATCGAGAAACAGAAAAAAAAGAAAGATAAGGCTATCCAGCAAGCGATTGAAGTGGCTCGATTAGAGAAGCTGTACGGCTTCCGTCTGATTGAAGATAGAAACAGTGTAATAATAGCTACTTACAATGTAGAAAACCCACACAGCGAAACAATGAAAAAAATTAGAAAAGATATAGAAATAATGACTGAATTGGAGCAAGCGTATGGTATTTGTAATTAAACATGGCAATATGTACTTTAAAAAAATTAATGATCATAGCAGCATGATGGGATATCTTAACAGACACCATCCAGTTTACACTTTTGAATTCAAAGTAAGTCAAAAAGAAGCGATGACATTCAAGAATTATGGAGCTGTACGTAAATTCATGAAACAGCATGGAGTGACAGGCAATGTAGTTGAAGTGACTGCAGCGCCTAAGCCTTTCAAAATTAACAAGATGGATAGCAACATTGGGCATAACAGATTAGATGCCTTGTATGATTCAATCTTGTTGAAGACTAGAGATGACATCGAGGAAATGATTGCTGATTCAGAAAACAATTTTAAGCACATGGCTAGAGACATCCTGCAAGTAAGAACAGTAACATTAAATGTGTTCTTAAGAAATCCGTATGAAATCGGATGGCAAACCAGAAAGAAAATAATGGATAGATTAGAAGAATATTTTGAAGGAGCTGGAATTAAATGAGTTTTGTGGATTTGAGCGAAAACGCAAGAATTAAAGAAGCAGTCAAACATCCAAAACATTATCAAGGAATTCATGGATTAGAAGTGTTCACTGTGATGGAAAATTTCATTCCGAAATACGAAAACTCATTCGATGGATATATTGCAGGTAACGTTTTGAAGTACGTGTTGAGAGCGCCAAGCAAAGGGAAAATGCTCGAGGATCTAAAAAAGGCAAAAGAACATTTGGACTTGTTAATTGAAAGGTTAGAGGATTAATCATGAAAACGAATCAATGTGTGGTTAGAAGAGAGCAAAAATCATTGGAGAGAGGCAAATGAGGAAGAAAAACACGCAAACTCACTTAGCTATCAAACAAACAACGAAACTCAGAATTAGGCTCGATTATTGGTTTAGATATTTACTCGGTATTAAATCGCCATCGAGAGAGTTTTCAAAAGCATTGTGTGGCGATAGCTATTCAGAAAAAGAATTCAGAAAAATGTATATAAGAGGTGCGGAACAGTTAGCGCTTGAAAAATTAAGAAGAGCAATGGAGGAAACAACGTGGAAAAAAGTTTGAGAGCATTGATAATTGGTTTTTGCCTTAGTGGTATACTAGCAAGTGCAAAATTGCTAGGTGTGGAGTTTACATGGAATTTTGTATTATTGCCGTTTTTGATACCGTTATCTCTTTTCTTAGTATTGATAATTAACATCGTTGCTTTAGACGGTATAGACGATATAAAAAGTGAAATGAAAGATAAAAGAAGATGAACGATAAAGAATTCGAAAAGTACCTTAAAAATATTGAGGAGGACCAATAATGAAAGAGAAATCAGAGCTTGATAAATTAAAAGACGATGTACATTACTTGATTGTAGCTCATTGCAAATATAAGGACATGTCGATGTATGACAGAGCTTTGAAGCAATTCCAGAAAGATATCAACTATGGTCAGCTAGAAGAGACGAGCTATAATGAACGATTCGCTTTCTTACTTGGATTTGAAACATCGTTGAAGATGTCTGAAAAAACAATAAATATCTTGAGAGGGAAGTGGTGAATTTGAAGAAATTCAACTTCAAAGATTGGCTTGAAAAATCTCAAGAAATATATAGCAAACTCGAAGTCGATGGACACTATGGTGAACAATGCAATTTTGAGGATGCTTTGGATATTTTACTCGAACAAACGATTTGCTTTCCTCAACCTAGACGAGTGTGGGAAAGCAGCAAACGGATCCTAGATATAAAGGAGGATGAAATATGGATGATAAAAACGAAAGAGAAAAGATAATGGAAGAAATGAAACGAATCGGCGAAGGATTCAACAAGTTCATCGGACTAATAGGCGAAGAACTGAATAAATTATTCTATCCAAAAGAAGACGAATGGGAGATGAAATGCCCGTATAAGTACGGGGATGATTATTGGGTTATTTTGGATAATGGGGATATTGAAAGTGAAAGTTGGGATGAGTACGAAACGGATGGCAAGAGATTCAATGCTGGAAATGTATTTCCTACATTAAAAGCGGCGGATTTAGAAAATGAACGCAGAAAACTACTAACACGATTCAGAGCGTTTAGAGATGAGTGCAATGATGGTTGGAAGCCTGATTGGAGAAAAAATGACGCAAAGTATTATTTTTATATTTCAAGTACAGATGGTGAAATAGGAATTAACGATATTTATTTTTATGATACCTTCCCGCTTTTCAGCTATTTCAAAAATGAAAAAGATGCCGAACGTGCTATCGAATTGTTTGGTGATGAAATCAAAGAATTGTTTGTGGATTGTGAGGCACAGTGATGGATTTAACTTACAGCGAACAATTCAAAAAATATATCAAAGAACAAAATTATTTAGGTTATCCACAAACCATTTACAAGTTTCCTAATGGGTACGGTGCAAGTGTAATTAAATTAAATTACATTTACTTTGGAATTGAAATTGCAGTTTTAAGGTTTGATGAAAATGGTAATTGGGGCATTGATTACAGCACACCAATTACAAACGATGTGATAGGTGGATTGAATAGAAAAGAACGGGATTATGTTTTACAACAGATTTTTGACTTAAAGGAGGAATAACAATGGAATTAACTTTATATTTAGAAAATGGAAAAACGCTAAGATTTGAGAACGTAACTAATATTAAACAAGATTCTTATATAACGAGCATGGTTGAATTCAAGTATATAAGTGCATCTGATGGCAAAAAGAAAAGGGCGTGTTTTAGCCTTAATAGTGTGATTGGTATATCTACTGATAAGGAGGATTTTGATGTTAACAGTTTATTCTAAACCAAATTGCATTCAGTGTGAGATGACTAAAATTTGGCTAGATCAAAATAAAATTCAATTTGAGTTAGTGGATGTATCTGAGCATCCAGAAAAGCTAGAAGAAATTAAATTAAACGGCTTCCAGCAGCTTCCAGTAGTGACATTAGATAAATACTTCGAAAACGCCTGGTCTGGATTCAATGTAGACAGATTAGAAGAATTGAAGGAGAGCTGCTAATGGAAAGAATGAGTCCAGAAGAACGAATGGTATTAAGGCTGATTCCAGTGAGTGATACTCGACGAATTAACCGAGTGGACATTTCAAGTATTACTAAGCTGTCGGAACGTAGAGTTAAGAAAGTAATTGATACGTTAGTTAACAGATACGGCATTGTGATCATCGGAGAACGTAACGGCAGAACTGGATACTATATTCCAGAAACAGACGAGGCTCGTAAGGACGGAATTAAACCTATGAGGTCTCAAGCAATTAAAGAATTCAAACGAGTGAGCCGAATTTTAAAAGGCGATTTGAAAGCTCATGAGAAATATTTGGAGGTAAGTAAATGATTAATAACGTCGTGCTAGTAGGCAGATTAACAAAGAAACCAGAGCTAAAATTTACAACAACCGGTACTAAGTACACGCAGTTCACAGTTGCGGTGCAGCGTAACTTCAAGAATAAGGACGGAGAGTATGAAGCAGATTTTATTAATTGCCGGTTGTGGCGCACAGCTGCTGAAAACTTTGCTAAATTTACAGACAAAGGCTCGCTTGTAGGGATTGAAGGCAGGATTCAAACGAGTAGCTATGATAAGGATGGAAAGACAGTCTATATCACAGAAGTAGTAGCAGAAGAATTCTCCTTATTAGAAACTAAGAAAGTAGTGGAGACAAGAAACAATGCAGTTCAACCAATCGAAGAAAGTCCATTCAATGGAGTAACAGACGATGACTTGCCATTCTAATGAATCGAGGTGCAAGTATTTGGAAAGTATAGAACTATTTGATTATCCAGAACTTGATTATAAAGCTACAAAAAAAGCAGTAATGCAAGTGATAGCTAGGTATAAAAATTCATTAAATAAACTTTATTTAAAAAGTGAACCACGAATTACTCCTCAGTACACAATTGTTCCACCTTCATTCTCAAATAGCTTTCATTCCTCGACGGAGGATGCAGCATTGTGGGCAGATACACACGGAAAAAGACATAAAGAATTTGTAGATCGTGTAAACGATGCCTTGAACAAATTGCCAGCTACTAACAGGCTAGTCATATACCGTTCATTAATACAAGAGCAAAGTGATATTAAAATCGGATTGGAAATGAATTATAGTGAGTTCAGAATCAGAGATTTTAGAGTGGAAGGTATAAAATTATTATCTTACGCTTTGGGTGTAGATAAGTACGAGAATTAGAAAAATTGTAGATATTAAAAAAAAAACATTGTGGAGCGAATAAAACCAAAAGGTATAAAATATGTACTGTGGTATCGTGTAGATACAAGGATAGAGATGCGGAAACATCTTTAAAAGCCAGTCCTGAAAAAGGTGTATCCAAGTTGGCAGCATGGACGACTGCTAACAGTGCCGTGTTGGATGTAGAGTGGTTCGACTCCACTCACGGTAATTCCCCAGATAAACCAACAAAAACTGTCAAAGAGCGTGCTAATAAGTACGCTCTTTAGTTTTAAGAAAGGAAACAGTATGAACTTCGTAGAACCTATTCGAGACCCTGATGACATCCAGGCTATGAAAGATTATTTAAAAGAATGGAACGAACGTAACTACATGCTGTTCGTATTTGGAATTAATCTTGGATTAAGAATCAGTGACATTATTAAATTAAAAACTAAGGATGTTCAAGGGCAGTATGTGAACATCAGAGAGTTAAAGACAGGAAAGATTCTTAAAAGAAAGATGAACAGGTCTTTCCGTAAAGAAGTACAAGAGTACATCAAAGACATGAACCCACATGACTATCTATTCAAAAGCAGAAAGGGAAAGAATAAAGCAATCACTCGTGAGGCTGCTTATTACATTCTCAAAGCTGCAGCAGAAGATATTGGAATCGAGAATGTTGGAACACATACGATGCGCAAGACATTTGGATACCATCACTACAAGAACAATAAAGATGTAGCAATGTTGATGGTTCTATTCAACCATGCGAGTCCGGATATTACACTTCGATACATCGGAATCCAGCAAGACCAACAGGATAAATCAATGGACGATTTCTACTTGTAGAGCCGTTTAATTTAACATATTGAGAATTTGTAAATTCAAAAAAGAAAAGTTAAATAAACATTATTAAATCAATGGTTTCGAGCGTTGCTCGAATTTAACACAATATAAGATATGATAAATTCAAGAATACCCCCGTACCCTTGAATATTTAGTACCCCCACCCCCTTTAGAAACGGCGGTGTGATAATAAAAACACCCCCATACAATTAAACCCCAGAGGATTAAAATGACCCTGGTGCATAAAATTTAATTAAAGGATGAAATGAAATGGCAAGACCAGATAGAATTGGACCACACCGAGTAGAGTTCGAGAAGAATAAGAAGAGGATATTCAAAACGCAAAACGTCTGTGGAATTTGTGGAAAGCCTGTAGACTTCAAGCTTAAGTATCCACATCCATTGTCACCAGTGATTGACCACATTGTTCCTATAAACAAAGGTGGACATCCAAGCGACATTGAGAACCTACAACTCTCTCACTGGACATGCAACAGGCAAAAATCAGATAAGTTATTTAATCAAGCGCGTGAAGTTAAACAAGTCCTCGGGAACCGAAATTTGCCACAGACTAGAGACTGGGCAAATTACAAGCCTGAGTGATAGCGAGTGATACAAGGGGGGAGGGGAACCTACCCTTTGCCTTGGCCGAGCTTCCTGGCAGTATTGTACAAATTTTCTCGCGCGAAATTTCAAAAAAGGAGAAATGAAAAATGGAATTGAAAGGTAAAGCGTACCTCCGACGAAAATTGGACGGATATCGCAGTAGAGTGCAACTAAGATATAACTATTACTCAATGAAGCAAAGAGACAACACGGATGGAGTCACTATTCCAGCTCAAATCCGAGATAAGTACAAGACAGTTCTTGGATGGACAACTAAAGCTGTAGATAGCTTAGCGGACAGATTGATTTTCAGAGAATTTTCGAACGATGCATTTAACGCTAATGAAATCTTTCAATACAACAATCCGGATATCTTTTTTGATTCAGCAATCCTATCTGCATTGATTGGTTCATGTTGCTTTATCTACATTTCAAAAGATGAAGAAGGAATGCCTAGATTACAAGTGATTGAGGCGAGCAACGCAACAGGGATTATAGATCCAATTACTAATCTGCTGGCAGAAGGTTATGCAGTTCTTAAGCGTGATGATTACGATAGACCGTTATTAGAAGCGTATTTCACACCGGATGAAACAATCTTCTATCCAAAAGGAAAAGAACCTTACTCGATTGAAAATCCAACAGGTATTCCACTGCTAGTGCCTATTATCCATAGACCCGACGCAGACAGACCGTTTGGACGTTCAAGAATCACGCGTTCTGGAATTGATTATCAGAAAACAGCTCAAAGAACTATTGAACGTTCAGAAGTAACGGCTGAATTCTACTCATTCCCTCAAAAATATGTTTTAGGAGTGAGCCAAGAAGCAGAAACAATCGAGAGTCTTAAAGCAACTATCTCAAGTTTTATCATGTTCACTAAAGATGACGATGGAGATAAACCTTCAGTTGGTCAGTTCACGGCTGCAAGCATGACACCTTTTGTTGAGCAACTGAAAATGGCAGCGGCAGGCTTTGCTGGTGAAACAGGATTAACACTTGATGACTTAGGATTCGTTTCTGATAATCCATCTAGCGTTGAGGCTATTAAAGCAAGCCATGAGAATTTGAGACTTGCAGGAAAAGCTGCACAACGTTCTCTAGGTTCAGGATTTTTAAACGTTGCTTATGTAGCTGTGTGCTTACGTGATGATTTCAGATTTATGCGTAAGGAATTCTCAAAAACTGTAGTTAAATGGGAACCGCTGTTCGAAGCGGATGCATCTACATTGACTATGCTCGGAGATGGAGCAATTAAGCTAAACCAAGTGCTTCCAGGATATATCACAGCAGAAACCATTCGCGATTTAACAGGAATTAAAGGAGCTGATGTGAATGGATGATATCGTTCCAGAACTTCTTGACAAAATAAAAGCTGACTTTTTTGAACAGGCTGAAAAGAGTGCAGAATTAGAGAGATTACTACTTCTAGCGCGAAGTGGTAAAGCTAACTTTATAGATGCTCATGAATTTGCGACTAAATTAGGTCAGATTCTTTCTGAGGCACTTCAAAACAACATTAGTGGATTAATTCTTCCGGATGGAAAAATGCACTTTAATATCGCTAGTCGTATTTTGAATGAAACGCTTGGAACCAACCATAAGATGGTAAGTTCATACGCTAAGCAAGTTCAAGAAATCTTAAACAAAGAGGCTGGAATTGGATTGAAAGTCATACAAGCTCCAATCAATCAAGGAAGAATTGATGGATTAGTAAACCGATTATCGTACGAAGAGAAGTTCGACGATGTGGCATGGATTCTTAAAGAGCCTATCGTTAATTTTAATCAAAACATCGTGGATAATCACATCAAAGTTAATGCAGATTTCCATTTCAAATCGGGATTGAAACCAAAGATTGTTCGTACTACTGATGGAAATTGTTGTGCTTGGTGTAGCAAACTAGCCGGCATTTACATTTATCCCGGTGTTAGCAAGGATGTGTTCAGACGGCATGCTAGATGCACTTGTACAGTAGATTATCATCCAGGAGATGGAAAAAAACAAAATGTATGGAGTAAAAAATGGAGTAATGTAGAACCAAAAGAACAAAGTGTAAAATCAATCAGAAAAACAAAAAATTATATAAGTGTAAAAGAAGAATGGTTGGGAAACTACAAAGAAGCTAAATTTAATGATTTATTGTTCTGGAATGTAGGCGAGAAAAAGTTAAAGGTTGATGATAAGCACGTTGTTCTCGACTATTCTGAGAAAGAAAAAGAAGTAGGAAAGTGGATGGCGAATACTTTTGGAGTTCATGTTCAGATGGTGCCAAGAGTGAATTATCCAGAGAGAGTGAATACGCCTGATTATCTTATTAATGATAAAAAATTTGATCTAAAGGAAATAACTGGGAACAGTAAAGGGACTATAGATCAGAATTGTAGAAAAGCTAAAAAACAGTCGGAAAATATTATATTTGATATAACAAATTCGTTGTTATCAAACGAGGAAGTTTTAAAACAACTGGATATGATTTATAGAAGAGGAATAAGAGGTATAAATATATCTGTTATAAAAAGAGGAAATCTAGTTGTAGATGTATTAAAAAAGGAAAGTTAGCTTAGGCGCCGGATAAAAATCCTTTTGGTGCCAAACCAACTTTCCTTTTACTTCATTATACTACGAAGCTACTATTTAATCAAGAGAGGATGAGTGAATGGCTAGAAAAAAATATGGGAATCAGCTTCCTACACAATCAGTCATCCTGCCTCACGTTAAGAAAAGGTCTCTCAGTAAAGAAGCTATAGAAATTTATGAAAAAACAGGATTAAGCAGCTATATCTGGCAGAAGAAATTACTAGAGGCGATGATGGCTGTTGATAAGAAAGGACTATGGGTCCATCAAAAGTTCGGATATTCGATTCCACGACGGAATGGGAAATCCGAACTTCTTTATATGCTCGAACTTTGGGGCTTACACAAAGGATTGAATATATTACACACTGCTCATCGAATTAGTACCTCACACTCTTCTTTTGAGAAGGTCAAACGGTATTTAGAAAAGATGGGTTACGTTGATGGTGAAGACTTCACATCCATCCGCGCTAAAGGTCAAGAGCGAATAGCTTTAACCAACACAGAAGGAGTGCTGCAGTTCAGGACTCGTACTTCGAATGGCGGACTTGGTGAAGGATTCGACATCATGATCATAGACGAAGCTCAAGAATATACGACTGAGCAAGAGTCTGCATTGAAGTATACAGTTACTGACAGTGATAATCCAATCACTGTTATGTGCGGTACTCCACCAACTCCAGTATCGAGCGGTACTGTGTTCAGCAAATTCCGTGAAACGTGTCTATTCGGTCGTGGTAAGTATTCCGGATGGGCAGAATGGTCTGTGTCTACTGAAAAAGAGATATCAGACATTGAGGCTTGGTACAATTCCAATCCTTCAATGGGATATCACTTAGATGAACGGAAGATTGAAGCCGAACTCGGTGACGATAAATTGGACCATAATATCCAACGTCTTGGCTTTTGGCCTACATATAACCAAAAATCAGCAATTTCAGAAGCTGAGTGGGAAGCTCTTAGACTTGACGAAGTGCCTCAATTTAAAGGTCCTATGTTTGTTGGAATCAAATATGGGCAAGATGGCACTAATGTAGCGTTGAGCATTGCTATAAGGACAGATTTCGATGATATCTTCGTTGAGACTGTTGATTGTCAATCTGTTCGAAATGGTAACGGATGGATAGTTGACTTCTTACGAAAAGCTAAACCATATCAAATTGCTATAGATGGTGCTAGTGGGCAGAAAGTTCTCGATGATGAATTGAAAGAGTTCAGAATCAGGAATGTCGTACTTCCAACCGTTAAAGAAATCATCGTAGCAAACGCTATGTTTGAGCAAGGTGTGTATCAGAAAACCATTTGTCATTCAGGCCAACCGTCACTTTCTAAAGTCGTAACCAATTGCGACAAACGTAACATTGGCTCAAATGGTGGATTTGGATATCGTTCACACTTCGATGATGTAGACATCAGTCTTATGGACAGCGCCTTGTTAGCGCATTGGCTTTGTGCAACAGCGAAGCCAAAGAAAAAACAAAAAATCAGTTATTAAACTAAAAGTCACTGCTTATGTAGTGGCTTTTTTTAATAAAAAAATTACTGTACGCGCAGGTTAACGCGGAGAAAGGAGGCATTAATATGCCTGAATTTAAAACAATTGAAACACAAGAAGAACTAGACCGAATCATTGGCGAACGACTCGCTCGTCAGAAAGAGAAGTATGCCGGATTAGAGAAGTTTGAATCTCGTGTGAAGGAATTGGAAAAAACGAATGCTGAGTTACTAGCAACAATCGACAGCAACAGCAAACTACTAGCTGAGAAAGACGAATTTATTAGCGCTAAAGAGTCTGAATTAGCAGAAGTTAACCAAGTTGTTGAGAAGTTCAAAGGAACACAGCTTCGTACACAAATTGCATTGCGAAACGGTCTTCCTTATGAATTGGTAGACAGATTACAAGGTAGCGACGAAGAGAGCTTGCAAGCCGATGCGGAACGTTTATCTGCATTTATCAAACCAAAACCAGTCGCTCCACTGAAAGATGTTGAGCCAGTCGTAGGTGATGACAGAACGACAGCAATGCGACAAATGTTACAACAATTAAATCAATAGAAAAGAGGAAAAATATATGACAACATTACAAGCAGGAACATTATTTAAACCAGAATTGGTTAAAGAATTAATTTCAAAAGTACAAGGAACATCAGTATTAGCTCAGTTATCAAAACAAACACCAATCCCATTTAACGGAACAGAACAATTTATCTTCAATTTAGAAGGAGCTGCTCAAATTGTTGGAGAAGGTAAAAAGAAAGAAGCAGGAGAAGCTAAAATTGAATCTGTAATCATCAAACCTTTAAAATTCGTTTACCAAGCGCGTATTTCAGACGAATTCTTACGTGCTTCTGAAGAAAAACAAATTGAATATATGTCATTGTTTACCGATGGTTTTTCTAAAAAAATCGCTCAAGCGTTCGACATTGCAGCTTTGCATGGAGTAGAGCCAAAAACATTAACGGATGCAACTTTTAAAGCTACTAACTCATTTGATGGTTTAGTGACAACTAATGTCGTAACTTATGCAGAAGCTAAAATTGATGAAAATATTGAAGATGCCATTCAGACGGTCATTGCGACTGATAATGATGTGACAGGTATTGCTATGTCACCAGTTTCAGCTCGAGCAATGTCTAAACTTAAAGACAAAAACGATATTTCAAGATATCCTCAATTCAGTTTTGGCGGAAAACCAACAGAATTCGCTGACCATACATTGCAAATTAACAAAAACTTGGCAAAACAAGGCGGTACTTTAGAAAAAGACCATGTAATTGTAGGAGATTTTGAAAATCACTTCAAATGGGGATACGCTGAAAACATGCCTTTAGAAATCATCAAATATGGTGACCCAGACGGAACTGGTCGTGACTTAAAAGCTTATAACGAAATCTGCTTACGTGCAGAAGCTTTTATCGGCTGGGGAATTTTAGATGCAACAGCATTCGCTCGAGTTAAAGAAGCGTAGGAGGTAATTTATGCCAACTTATCGAAATGTAAACAATGGAGTAGAAATTTCAGTAGAAAGTGAACTTTCTGGAGATTGGGAACTCGTCGAAGAAAAGAAAACTAAAGCTAAACCGAAGAAAGAAGCAAAGGATGATGAATAATGGACTCATTTGCGACTTTAGACGATTTACAGCGACTATGGAAACGACTACAACCGTCTGAACTTGATAGAGCGAAGGCGCTTCTTGCCACTGTATCTGACATGCTGAGGGAAGAGGCTCGTCGCTATGGAAAAGATTTAGATAACATGGTTGTAGAGCGTTCTAGTTATGAGAACGTGGTTAAGTCTGTAGTAGTTGATATTGTAGCTCGTACATTAATGACTTCTACAGAACAAGAGCCGATGACTCAATTCAGCCAAAGCGCTTTAGGTTACTCAGTGAGTGGCTCGTATCTCGTTCCTGGTGGTGGTATCTTTATCAAGAATGCAGAATTGAAACGATTAGGCTTCACTAAGCAACGGATTGGAGTGATAGAATTTTATGATTAAAGGAATTACTGTCACATTAGTAGATCGTGTTAAAACTGGTGAAGATGAAATGGGTGCTGCAACATACGATGATGTAGAAATTCAAGTAGAGAATGTTTTAGTTTCTCCTACTGAAGCTACTGACATCATTAACCAGGTTCAACTATATGGAAAGAAAGCAGTGTATACACTCGGAATTCCTAAAGGAGATACTCATAATTGGAAAGATAGGGAAGTTAAATTCTTTGGGGAAACATTTCGAACATTCGGACCAGTTGTAGAAGGAATTGAATCTATGGTACCAACTGCCTGGCACAAGAAAGTGACGGTAGAAAGATATGAGTAGCTCATTTAAATTCAAGTTAAACACAAAAGGTGTTGGTGAATTTTTAAAATCTGAGTCTGTTCAGAAGATGATTAGTGAACGAGCCAACGAGATTGCTAGTCGAGCAGGAACTGGATATGAAGCAGATACTCAAATCGGTCAGAAACGTGCCACAGGACGAGTTAAAGCTGCTACAGCTAAAGCTAAAAAGGATAATAAGAAAAACAATACACTATTGAAGGCGGTGAGAGGTTGATAGAGATTGAAATTAGAAAATTCATGATAGCTAAGTTGGAATGCCCAGTTGTATTCGAGCTTGCACCTAAGATGCCAGATAAATTTGTATTAATTCAAAAAACAGGTAGCTCTAAGCGAAATAAATTATTAGCCTCTACATTTGCTTTCCAATCTTATGGAAAGTCGATGTATGAGGCTTCTTTGTTGAACGAAAATGTGAAAGAAGTAGTTGAACAGTTAGTCGAATTAAACGACGTATCTGATGTTAGTTTAAACAGCGATTACAACTATACAGATACAGAATCAAAAAAATACAGATATCAAGCAGTGTTTGATATCAGACATTATTAGAAATGAGGGAAAAATATGGCAGAAAAAAACAACGCGAGCAACGTAACCGCAGCTAAACCTAAGATTGGTGGAGCTATTTATATGGCACCAACAGGTACAGAATTACCTACTGATGCAGAAACAGCTTTAAATGCTGCATTCGTAAACTTAGGTTTCGTATCTGAAGATGGTTTAGAAAATGCTAACAGTGCATCGTCTGACAACGTTAAGGAATGGGGCGGTTCAATCGTAAACACAACGTTGAAAGAAAAAGAGGACAAATTCAAGTTCACTTTAATTGAAGCATTAAACTTACACGTATTGAAATTAATTTACGGTGAAAAGAACGTAACTGGAACTTTAGAAGCAGGGATCACTGTTAAAGCTAAAGCTGAAGATTACGAAGAAAAATCATTTGTAGTGGATATGGTATTAAAATCAGGAGTTATTAAACGTATGGTACTTCCGCTTGCTAAAGTGTCAGAAGTAGGTGACGTTAAGTATGCTGGTGGAGAAAACATCGGTTATGAAACTACTTTATCAGCGTTCCCTGATGGCGACGGAGCCACTCATTACGAATACATTAAGAAAGTAGGTTAATTATGATTAAAGGGAAAACATCTTCCGGATTTAAATTCCAAATCAATGAAAGCACAATTAACGATGATTATGAGCTATTAGAACTACTTGTAGAATTAGAAGAGAATCCTCTTCTAATTTCTAAAGTCGTTCGAAAAGTTCTAGGCCCTGATGCAGCGGCTGCATTAAAAGATCATGTACGAGATGAAAATGGATGTGTATCCATTCAGAAAATGAATGAAGAAATTACTGAGATTTTCACACAGGCAAAAGCCTTAAAAAAATAATGGCCCTTGCAAGAATGATTGCGACTGATGAAGATGCTTTAATTTGCGATTTAGCAGAAACATATAATATCTATGACTATCGACGGCTACCGGTTTTAACGGTGGCCGTGTTTTCTTTAGGTTTGAGACAAAACTCAAGAATTAAGATGATCATGTCTGGAAATAGAATCACGTTAGAAGAGTCGTTACTAGCTTGTGCCGTGGATAGATTAAGCATACTAGCATGGCAGAAGACGAAAGACGGTTCAAAAGGTACTAATGTGCCTCAATCGATTCTAGGAAAATTACTAGGTATAGATGAGCGCAAATCAGAGTCAGATACTCAGACATTTAGTTCTGGCGAGGAGTTCTTAAGAGAAAGAAATAGATTATTAGGGAAGGAGGAAACTTAATGGCAACAGAATTAGGTACTGCTTATGTTCAGATAATCCCATCGGCTGACGGAATCAAAGGAATGATTGAAAAGGCTATGGGAACAGAAGTAGTCGGTGTCGGAGATAAAGCTGGACAAGGTTTCATGAAAAGCTTTGCTGGTACAGTCACTAAAATGATTGCTGCAATTGGGATTGGTAAAGTTATTAAGGATACCTTATCTTCTTCATTAAACGAAGGTGCAGCACTTCAGCAATCTCTTGGTGGTATTGAGACGTTATTCAAAGGCAGTGCCGATATCGTTAAAGGATACGCTAAAGAAGCGTATAGAACATCAGGATTGTCCGCTAACGCGTATATGGAATCTGTAACAGGATTTAGTGCAAGCCTCTTGCAGTCGCTTGGAGGAGACACTGATAAAGCTGCAGAGATAGCAAACATGGCAATGATTGATATGTCAGATAATGCTAACAAGATGGGTACATCGATGGAAAGTATCCAATTTGCATATCAAGGCTTTGCTAAGCAGAATTATACGATGTTAGACAATCTAAAGCTAGGTTACGGCGGTACTAAAGAGGAAATGCAACGTCTTCTTACTGACGCTCAGAAACTCACTGGAGTTAAATACGATATCAATAACTTATCTGATGTCTATCAAGCAATCCACGCGATCCAAGAAAACTTAGACATTACCGGAACAACCGCAAAAGAAGCATCTACTACATTCACCGGTTCATTTGCATCCATGAAGGCTGCAGCACAAAACGTGCTTGGAAATATGGCCCTTGGAGAGGATTTAACACCATCGTTAGAGGCCTTAAAAGAAACCGTTAAAACGTTTGTTTTTGGAAACTTCATTCCACTGCTAAAAAATGCGGTTAAAGCCATTCCAGAAGTGCTAGGATTCGCCATCAAAGAAGGATTAACAGCTATCTTCGGTGAATCTACTACACAAACGATTATCAATAACCTTTCTACAGCATTCCAAAACATTAAGAGTGCAGTAGGTGGTATTGGTGACTTGTTTGGAGGATTTATAGACAAATTAAAAGGCATTCTTGGAATTAGTGGCGATGTTGGAGAGTTAGGAACAGCATTCGAAGGCATTACTGGTGCTATTAGCACAGTAACTGACTGGATTAAGCAGTTTGTAGATTGGATTAACCAAACTCCTGCAGCAGTCGATTCTGTAACGGCAGTACTAGCTGGTGTCGTAGGAGGATTCACCGCACTATTGATAGTAAATACTGTTCGAAGTGCAATTGAAAAATTTACGACAGCGTTAAAAGTAGCACGAGCCGCATGGTGGTTATTTAATGCGGTTGTGGCAGCTAATCCATTTACAGCCTTAATTGTAGGTGTTACTGCTGTAGTAGCTGCACTAACTTGGTTCTTCACACAGACAGAGACAGGGAAGGCTATTTGGCAAGGATTTACAGAATTTCTCTCTAGTGCATGGACTTCCATTTCAAGTTTCTTAATCGATACTTGGAACAATATTTCTCAAACAGCAACTGCTATTTGGGAAGGTATTGTAAGTGTGGCAACAGCTATTTGGAGTGCAATCACTGGCGCAATTATGGCAGTGGTTCAACCGTTTATTGATGCATTCATGGGGCTATGGAACGGAATGAGTTCAGGAATCTCTCAAGTATTTGATGGATACGTTACATACTTCACTGGAATATGGGAAGTTATCAAATCAGTATTCCTTGGAGCAATCTTAATTATCATTGATTTAGTGACGCTTAATTTCGGACAATTAGGAACGGATTTAGGGTCCATTTGGGAGGGAATTTCAAATGGAATATCAATGATGTGGGAAGGTATTACAGAGATATTCTCTGGAGCAGTAAGCGCAATTGTTGGGGGTGTTCAAGCTGCTTTCGACGGAATGGCTTCATTCTTAAGCGGCCTATGGGATGCAATTTCTGGAGCTGCTATTGCAGGATGGAACGGACTAGTTTCAGGGGTACAAGGAATTATAGACGGATTAGTATCCGGAGCGCAAGACGCTTGGGACGCTATGTCTAAAGCTGTTTCTAGTTTAGTTTCTGGAATTACTGGAATATTCGACGGATTATGGAAAATTGACTTAGCAGGTGCTGGACAAGCTATCATGAACGGATTCCTTGGTGGATTGAAAGCTGCATGGAGCGCAGTTACCGATTTCATTGGTGGCGTTGCTAACTGGATTCGAGACCATAAAGGTCCAATCGAATATGACCGTAAACTCTTGATTCCTGCTGGTAATGCTATCATGGAAGGTTTAAATCAAGGATTACAAGACCAATTTAAGGATGTAAAACAAACGGTCGGAGGAATGGGTGATGAAATTTCAGATGTATTTTCAGAAGGCAACCTCGATTTGAATTCCTCTGTATCCCTTACTAAAACACTTGAGGCACAATTGGCTATGCCGTCAACCCAATTTGAGGCCCGTGAAAGTAAAATCGTGTCTGAGATAGCGAATCTGAGAGCGATTATGGAGAGAATCCTTACTGCTATCCTTGAAAAATCGTCAGATGTTTATCTGGACAATGACATTATCTCGCTTAAAACCTATGAACAACATGGTGCAATTTATGCAAGGGAGGGAATCTAATGAATTATATAATCATCAATGGTTTTAACACATCAACCCTTCCTAATTGTGTTGTTACTGATTTTGGGAAGGTGGAGGCTGCTACGCCAAAAGGAGAGAAGGCAACTCTTTATGGAGTTAATGGTAGTTACCGTGTGTTAGACGGTTCTTTCGACAGTTACGAAAGGACCTTCACTCTCTACGTTAAAAAAATGGTTGAGATTGCAAGTATTCTTGATAAGTTTCAATCGAATGATAATGTTTTGGAATTTAGCTATCAGCTTGGCTCATTGTTTTATGCTAACTTTGTGACTGCCAGTTATGAACCTTTTGGAAATTATGCTTGGAAGTTAGATATCAAGTTAGACATGCAACCGTTCAGATATTCGAAGAATATCGCACCAGTCGTATTAACGAGCGCTGGAACGATTGACAATATTGGTACGGTTTATTCAGAGCCTATCATTGAGATTGAGGGTGATGGAGATGTATCACTTACGATTGGCAATAAGACCATGTATCTAACCGTAAATACCAAAGCGACAATCGATTGCAGGCAAGGGAAACAAAATATATACAACGCTACTGGAGAAGTTCAAAACACTCTTAGAAAGCGTGGAGGATTTTTTGAAATACCTGTTGGTAGTAATGGTGTGACATTTACTGGTAATGTACGCAAGGTGACTATTCGTCCTAATTGGAGGTATCGAGTATGATTTACTTAACAGAAGGGAATATTCCTCTTAATGCCGCGTACGATGATAACATCACACAAGAAGCAAATAGCACCTATCAATTAATATTCAAATTCCCTACTAACAACATTTTATGGCAACGGTTGAGAGAAGAAACTTTCTTGACTGCTGATGATCTACACGGCGAGCAGGATTTTGTCATTTTCGAGGTTGAGAAGAAGCATGGCTATATTCAGGTCTATGCTAACCAAGTATTCACTCTCTTGAATAACTATGTGGTCAACTCTATCTCTTTGGATAGAGTGACTGGTTCGACTGCTTTAAGTCAATTTGCTGGGAGCATTACTCGGAACAATCCATTCTCATTTTTCTCTGATATTGAAGATAGACACACCTTCAATGTTGAATCTAAGAATGCCATGGAGGCATTTGCGAAAGATAAGCATTCTATTATTGGTCAATGGGGCGGTGATTTAGTCAGACATGGGTATCAAGTACGATTACTAAAAAATGGCGGTTCGGAAAACGAATCGCTTTTTATGTACAAAAAGAACCTGTCTAGCTATCAGCACAAAACCTCTACCAAGTCTTTAAAGACTCGAATTACTTTCACCACGACAGTCAAAGGTGAGGGAGAAAAGGCGCCTGACCGCAAGTTTTCTGTAGTTGTGGATAGTCCGCTCGTTAACAAGTACAGTCAAATCTACGAAGATGTGATTGAGGTTAATGATCAGGATGTGAAGGATGAAGCAAGCCTTCGTAAGTATGGTGAGCAGTATTATCGAACATCGCTCTGTGACATGATGGAAGATAGCCTTGAGCTTGAAGTTGTCGGCCAGAGTGACGTGCCTGTCCAGATATATGACATTGTGAGTCTATTTCACGATGTCTACAATCTTGATGTGCGCAAGAAGATTACTAAGTACACTTACTCACCAATGGGCAAGAAATTGAAGACAATTGGTTTTGGCCAGTTTAAGTCAGGTCTTGCGAATGCGATTGGTAGTGTAGTTAGTGATGCCGTCAAGGGTGAAACTCAGCAATTTCAAAGTAAGTTTGAACGACAGCTGGCAAGAGAAATTAAGAATGCTGACCTTGCTTTTGACCGAAAAAATGAAGAATTGAGAAATCAATTTACGGATGAAGTGAATGCTATTAAAGCCAAAGCTGAAGAGTTTGGCGCTATAATCCATGAGGAAATAGACAAAGAGCGTCCTGAATTCGTGAAGCGTATCCGTGAAGAGTTGATGAGTGGCGCGGACTCAATCGCTGAATTAAGTAAAAAATTAGAACAAGTCAGCGAGACCGCAAGGATAAACGCTGGTCTGATTGGTGGCGATGGAACTGCTAAGTATAACAAGAATCGCCTCAGTGGTAGCACTGCTAAGAAGATTGCTTTAGGTACTGATTATGTCGAAGTCGGACATAACGGTGAAGGCTTTGAGCTAGGTAAACAGTACGTTATCAGCTGGTCAGCAATATGTACGGTTTACGGAAAGACAGACGTTACTGTGATAGTCAAGAAAAATCCGTTCTATGGTGGACATGTTCATTTTGAACCTGCTAATCCACACTTGCCAGAGATTGACAAAGACTTAACTCAGAAAGAGGAACAAGTCTTATCGGTTTATAACGACGGCTATCGCTTGACATTCTCGGGCGACTGGTATAAGAACGCAGTTCAATTTGCGACGGTTGATAATCGAACCAATCGAATTGAGTTTGAACCAATCTATAAGACGGTTGCTGACGGGCAAAATTCAATATATGACGGAAGTTGGAACGAAAATCCAACATTTATTTTCGACGGAGGTATAACATGACGGAAAAAATTCCAATTAGAGTACAGCATAAACGCATGTCATCTAGCGATTGGGCAAACAGCCCTCTTGTTCTACTCAATGGCGAGTTAGGTGTTGAGAGTGATACAGGCAAAGTCAAAGTAGGAAACGGCCGTGACCGATTCTCAGCCTTGCAATACCTAACAGGGCCAAAAGGCGACCGCGGTGAACGTGGGGAACAAGGGCCAAAAGGTGCGGACGGGGTCATGCGATTCGAGGAGCTTACAACCCAACAAAGAGAATCGTTAAAAGGCGCTCAAGGGCCAGTGGGGCCAGCAGGGCCTCCAGGGCCAGAAGGGCCTAAAGGTGCAACTGGGACGCAAGGATTAAGAGGTGGCGATGGCCCTCAAGGCCCTGCTGGGCCTCCAGGGCCTATCGGTTTAACTGGGCCTCAAGGTATTCAAGGCCCAGTAGGGCCAGCAGGGCCTAAAGGGCCTAAAGGGGCGAATGGTGAGCCTGGTCAAAATATTATCAATCAGAATGGTGGGCAACCGCTTAAATATTGGGCTGGAACTAAGGCTCAATATGACGCGATTGCTACTAAAGATGCTAGTACCATCTATGATATCTATACGGCATAGGAGGTAATATGGAACGAGAAGGAATTTATGTGGGAAACAAAGAAGTTACTCAGAGATATATCGGCTCAAGACTTGTTTGGGAAAAAATGAAATTGCTGTTTAGTGGTAACATATCAATAAATTATTTTAGGGATAGTAGTCAAATAATTCTTAATAAGGATTTCTCTCAAAGCACTATAAAGGCTTTGGAGATAAACGGGCAAAAAATTCCATTTTCTAGAGCCGAAAATCAGACAAATCAATCTTATATAACTTTCAGTGATTCTGTTGCAACATTCGAACAAAAAACGGGATTCAATAGATATAGAAGTTATTACGGGTCGATTCCTGTGAAAATTTATGGGTATGGGGGTTAACAAATGGACATCACAATTCAAAACGTTCGTGCGCCTGCTTCGGAGCATAATGGCCGATATTATAAAGTATTTCAACCTCAATCACGAGATGAACTGTTGAAGCTTCATCACATGGGATGCGCTGGAGATACAGTGTTAACAGATATCCAAATCGAACAAGGGGATTTTCCAACCAGTTTCGTCGAACCTACTGTTACCCAACGTACCCTGTCAGGGCTATTTAAGGATATGCGTTCTATCGAACTGGAATTGAGAGACCAAAACAGCACACTTTGGAGTAAAATTCAGAAAAGCAACCAAGGGGCGTTGACGCAGTTCTTTGATACGAATGTTAAGAGTGCTATTGCTCAAACTGCTAATGAAATCAGACAGGAAGTTCGAGACGCTTCTAACAGTGCGAGAGTTCAAGTGACATCGGAAGGTGTAACCATTGGTTCTACTACATTAACTGGTGAGCAGTTAGCCTCAACCATTTCTGCCAGTCCTAGAGGCGTGGACATCATCGCGCCAAAAATTAAAGTTAAATCGGACATGATTGTTGACGGTGCTATAACCGCGAGCAAGATAGCTACAGGGTCGGTTACCACAAACGCATTGGACGCTGGCTCGGTTACGGCAGATAAAGTTAAATTCGATACTGCTTTCATACAAAGGTTAGTATCGCAACAAGCGTTTGTCGATGAGTTGTTTGCAAAACAAGCAACGATTACAAAGATTCAGAATGTTGATTTCACAGGGAATCATATTAAAGGCGGACGCATTACATCTTTAAATGGAGATACTCAGTTTGATTTACAGACAGGCTGGCTTGAGATGAACGGCCACGGCGTTGGTATCAAAAATCAATTCCCTAATAGGCCTTTACAATATTTAGTTTTCGGCTCTGGAAACATCAACGGCGTTGAAGGTTCATACACAGCTTTATTAAGTAATAGAAATAGGTTCGTAACTATGGACCATACATCAGCAGGCCTTCAAATCTGGAATGGACGAAGCGGAAGTAATGTTCAAAGCGCCGTGAATATGTATGGGCAAAAAATCACATTTAACATAAGTGCACAACCAGGTTTGAAAGAAGTGTCTATTGACACGAACACTCATACACTTGCTGGCGTTGACGAAATTGTTATTCAAGGTGTTCGATTATCATATATCTTAAATGATATTTATGACAATTTCAGAAACCTTGGGGCAGTACAAGGAAATTACAGCCGTGGATACTATTCAAAATGGAAATAAGAGAGGCGAAACATGAACACACAAGACAAAGTTATTAACGATTTAGCAATTCAATTGGCAAATAAAACGATTGAATGCGCCAATTACAAGGCTTTATATGAAGAAGCGCAAGAACAAATCAAACAACTACAAACAGAGAAAGAAGAGGAACAATAATACATGACTTTTAAAGTAATCAATAAATATTTACAAGAAAACAACCGCACTTTTGTTGCAATTAGACAAGATGCACCTTATACAGCTTTTGACCGTGTTTTAATTGGAGACCGTGTAAACGAGTCAGACGAGGAATTAATTAAGGCAGTCATCGGACAAGTGACTACTGAGTTCAATCCAGCGGATGGAGTGAAGAAACTTCAAGAAGACTTGCGCACGCAAGCGGAAGATTACGAGCAAAAACTTTCTGAGAAAGATACAAAAATTGCGGAAGTAAAATCCGTGGCAGATTGGGCAGTGTTAGCTCGTGTAACCGATGTAGACAATCCACTAAATCCGACTGTCTTCAAACGTGGGCTTGAATTGGTCGACCTTGGTAAAACTGGTAAAACTTATCAGTCACAAGAAATCTTCGCACTTGAGAATCCAAACCACGTTGAAAAATATCAAGAGGGCAAACGTGTCATGATTCAAGTAAATGAAGCATTCACTTACCAAGGGCAGACGCTCGAAGAACTCGAAAGCCTTGAGCAAAATGGAAAGCTTGGTATCTGGAAGTGGACAGAGCCTAAAGAGCCAAAATCAAGCGATAACGTTGAGGCCATGTAATTATGATGCCGAGTGACATCGAATTAAGAATTTTAAACGAGCATCTTCAATCATTGTTTAAAAGTCCTTATATTCAGATTTTGCTTTGGTTAGTATTCTTTGATGTTTTATCGGGATACATCAAAGCCTTTAAATTAAAGAAATTTGATAGCAAGACAAGTACTAATGGCTTGCTGCGACATTTCTTAGTAGTTGCTGTGGTGATGGTTATAGCGCTGTACGCACGCGCACTTGGTCATCGTGAAATAGGAATCACAGCCTGCTTATTCTTCATCATTAGTTATGTTGGTTCATTGATGGAAAATTGGGAAGCACTTGGATTGCCGTTTCCAGAAGCCATGAGACCATACATTAACCAAATGAGAAAAAATCAAGAAAACAAAATTAAAAAATTAATTGTGAAAGAGGTAGAGAAATATGATGATTAACTGGAAAGTACGTATTTTAAATAAAACATTTTGGATTACATTAGTCCCAGCCTTAGCTTTATTGCTACAAACATTCTTAGCTGTATTCAATATTAAATTGGAGTTAGGAGAAACAATTGATAAATTATTAGTGTTTATCAACGCTCTGTTTGCAGTATTTGTAATTGTGGGTGTCGTTAATGATCCAACAACTGCCGGAGTAAGTGATAGCACTCGTGCAATGACTTACGAACGTCCAAATAATCAATAAAATTATTAGGCAGCTACATCGTGGCTGCCTTTTTCATTGGAGGAAATATGAAAAAAATCAAAAGGGATGTCAGTCTTACTACTAAGGTTCGAAATAATATGAATCGCATCCAGGACGAATTCTATTCTCACGATACTAATAGTGCAGTAATTGAATTAACAATGGACAGAACTGACTTAAAGAAAGTAATTGTGTTATTTCATTTCCAACGTTCAAACAGATTTTTGGAAGTAATTGGAAACGTCACAGGAAATGTAGTGGAAGTGCCGTTTGATACTAGCTTAATTACTGTTGATGAGACAGTAACTGGATATGTGTACATCGAAAAAGTAGTACAATCTGCTGATGTTTGCAAATTTTCATTTGGTGTTCGTGTATCTGAAATTGATAAACACAAAGATTTACCAGTAATCGAGAAGGATAGCAAACGAATTGTAGCAATCACTGAGATTGTAACAAAAGCGGAATTACAAGAAGCATTAAGCAATATTCATGTGGAAGGTACAAGATATGACGATTCAGAAATTTTGAAACGTCTACAAGCACTTGAAGCTACTCCAAAATTAGACACTAGCGTATTCGCAACCAAATCGGAACTTAAAAACATTTCGTTAACTCCTGGGCCAAAAGGAGACAAAGGAGACCCAGGACCTCAAGGGGCTACTGGAGAAAGAGGACCTAGAGGAGAACAAGGTTTGCAAGGACTTCCTGGTGAAAAAGGACGAGATGGAGTCCCTGGACCAAAAGGAGACGCTGGACCGCGTGGAGAACGAGGAGAGCAAGGGCCTCCTGGACCTCAAGGTTTACAAGGTATTCAAGGGCCTATTGGGCCTCAAGGTTTACAAGGCGAACGAGGACAAGACGGACAGAGAGGGGAACGTGGGGAACAAGGACCAATCGGACTGACTGGACCTGCTGGCCCTACTGGACCTCAAGGACCTATTGGTTTAACTGGTCCAAAAGGTGAAAATGGCCGTGACGGTGTAGGCACTCCTCAAAAGCTGACCTTATCAGGAAACACGCTTATTTTGTCAGATGGTGGGGGGAGCGTAGTGCTGCCAAGTCAACCAGCGACAAGTGGCAATACCGCACAAGTCAATGAATATGAAATTCACGGTACTGGTATGCCTAATGGGAAAGTTGTAGCTCCAGTAGGCACGACCTATGTAGATACAGCGGTTACAAATGGTGCTCTTAAATGGATAAAAAGGAGAGGCACTGACAATCAAGGATGGGAGGTTTTAACAGGCGATACAGGTTGGAGAAATCTGAACATCGTTTCTAAACTAGGAAGCTCATATTTAAAGGTGCGAAGAAAAAATGATACAGTTACTTATCAGTTCGGTGGTTTGCAATGGGGTTGGTTTGGTATCGTGCGCCGAGGCGGTCCAGGATATCAACTCCAACCGTCCGACCGTGAAAGAAACTGCTTTATTTTAGGGTTAGGTGGAATCCCTTATGGCTTCCGCTCTGAGGCTTCTCTGATTGGCGGTATTTACAACGATAAAGGCACACCTTACGGGACGTGGTATCTAGGAGGTAGTGGAGATAGTAACATGTTACGTTTCCAATTTACTGACCCAGTCCCTACAGATAGGGACATCGGCGACATTCGAGTGAGTTCGATTTCGTATCTCACAAGCGACCCATGGCCGGGCGTATTACCATAATTTAAGGAGGAATATAAATGGAAATTGATACAAGTAGATATAGAGAAGGATTGCCACAGATTGGATGGCCTAAATTCCATCAAGTACATGCACACTCAACAGGGAACCCAAACTCAACTGCTCAAAATGAAGCAGACTATCACATGCGCAGACCTGTAGACTCTGGATTTTTTACACACGTTGTAGGAAACGGCAGAGTAATGCAAGTTGGTCCTGTAAACAATGGAGCTTATGATGTCGGTGGAGGTTGGAATTTTGAAACCTACGCAGCCGTTGAATTAATCGAGAGCCACCAAACTAAAGAGGAATTCTTAAAAGATTACAGATTATACATTGAATTACTTCGAGCGCTTGCTGATGAAGGAGATATCCCAAAAACACTAGATTCTGACAGTATAGAAGGAATTAAGAGTCATGAATACTGTACGTATAATCAGCCTGCAAATTATAGTGATCATGTAGATCCATACCCTTATCTTGCAAAATGGGGGATTAGCCGTGAGCAATTCAAACATGACATTGAAAACGGATTGTCTGAATTAAAAGCTGGATGGCAAAAGAATTCTACTGGATGGTGGTTCAGAAACGTAGATGGCAGTTATCCTGAAAATAAATGGCAGAATATAGCTGGAAAATGGTACTGGTTTGATGGCAATGGTTATTGTTATATCAATCGTTGGCTAAAAGATAAAGATAAATGGTATTGGTTAGACAGTGATGGTGTAATGGCTACCGGATGGAAGAAAATTTCAGGATCATGGTACTATTTCAAATCAGATGGAAGCATGGCTACTGGATGGGTTAAATATTACGATAAATGGTACTATTTAAATACATCTAATGGATTCATGGAGTCCAACGCATTCGTTAAAGGAAAAGATGGTTGGTACTATATTAGTGAAGATGGAACCATGGCAGAAAAGCCAGATTTCACAGTCGAGCCTGAAGGATTGATTACAGTTAAATAATCGAATTATATAAACCTACCTTTCGGGGTAGGTTTATTTTTTTTGGCATTTTTCAAATTATTTTAAAGAAAAGCGTTGACATACATATATGTAAGTTGTATAATATATTTGTAAGGATGAGATAAGGAATAAAGAAAAGAGGAATCATCATGAAAAATACAAAAGTTCAAGAGTTAGCTAAAAAAATCGCAAAAGTAAACAATATCGAAATGGACAAGGCTTTAGAAATCGCAAAAAAAGTATTGAACATTAAAGAAGAAACAGAAACAATCGAGAAAGAATACTACCTATTTAACGATAGTGAAACAGCTTATAAAGGCGTTAAGAAATGGTTTGCTGAAAAACAATTTTTTGGAGACACAAAAACTCTTGGAGAAATTTCTATCACATTCATTAAAATTTTAAATGTGTTAAAAGAAACAGAAAAAGCTGTCCAATTAGAAGTTGAAACACCTTACGGCATCTCTTCTCAATGGTATCCTAAGAGTGTACTTTTAACTAAATAATAAAGGAGATAAAAACATGAAAATTAATAAAGATATAACGAATTTAATATTAGAAACAATTCCAAAATTTTACAGATATGAAAATGATTTTTATAAGAAAGAAGGAATAAAGTTTCCTGATAATAATTGGCAAAAATTTAAGCAAGGAGAAACAGCAATCGAAAAAATGGGTGCTAGTAGAGTTGCTAATATGTTAGATGACTTATTTACACCTTATGAACAAATGTTAATTTCAGAAGCGCAAATCGAGTATTATTTTTCTAATAGAAAATTAACAATTGATTTTCCTTCATTTTTTAATGAATTTAAAAAGAAGCATTTAATGGATTGGTTGAAAATCCATTCTGAAAAAGTCGTTGGTGAAATCAATAGAAAATATACTGCTTCTGGAAATATGACTACAACATTCCTAAGAATTGAAATTGAGAATACATTTTATCAAATGGACTTTAAATTTAATTCGGATAAAGTTCCAGCTGGAAGAGAAAATAGATTAAAATGGATTCAAAATAATTTAGGAGAATTACGATGATTAATGATAGAAAATTTTTAAACCAACAATTGGATTTAATGATGGAAATTGTAGAAGACATAATTGAGTTTGGAGAAGATGAACCTGTTTATGCAATATATGAATACAACATTAATTTAGGTGCAACGATCATTGTCGATTACTGGTACGTGAACGAACCACAAGTAAGAGACGATATGGAAGGTTCTAAACTAATATTAGAACATTATGAGGAGTTAGAAGAACTTAAACAAGAGCAAACTAAACAAATGAGTTTATTCGAATTGATGGAAGAGTTCAGAGGGCAGTTAGAGAAATATAAAATCAAGAAAATTGAAGATTAAAAAAGCGGGCTAGTGATAGCTCGCTTTGTTTGTTCCGTATTTGTTCCGTGAGATTGGAAATGTTGTGAAATGTTGTGAATTAAAAACGTTGATTTTATAGTGTTTTGAAACGTTATGAAACGCTGTGAAACGTTAAATAATGGAGCCGAGGGGAGTCGAACCCCTGTCCAAGTATATCGACACAATCAAATCTACATTCATAGTTTATCTATTTAAGTTTCGCTACCGATTAGCTGATAAACAAGCATCATCTTAAGCTAGCCTGATAATCTCTTATTCACTTAGACAGACGGAAAAGTGAATCGTATCCCACTGGTTATAGGACCTGGACCCGAGCACATGGGCGATGCCGGACAGATCTTAGCTAGCAGTTATTAAGCTGCGAAAGCTAAAGTGTTTGTTTGTTGTTTGTCAGTTATATTTAACTGTAACGTTTTTACGTAGCCGTAACCTACGAAATGCATTGAAAGCTCAACCTATACCTGTCGAATCCGTAACGACCCCGTATAAAGAAAAGCCTAGACTTTCGCCTAGACTCTCATTGTAACAAAGTTCAGTTATACTTGCAAACCTTTATTAGTCGTGCATTTTTGTAGGAAGCATCTCATAAGGTTCTTCTTTAGCTTCTTTACGAAGTACAAAGTGGTTTGTTTGATTAAGTGCTTTTAAGTGGAATTTACCATCTGAATATTCAACGATATTAATAGATGCATTTCCGATTAATTCTGATAGTTGGAAGTCAGGAATCAATTCGTGAAGCATATTTCGAATGGTAATTCCATGGCTCACGATAAGAATGTTTTGATTTTGGTCACGGTGTTTATTGATTACTTTTAACAAACCTTGTTCTACACGTAACCAAAACTCCATAAAGTTTTCTCCGAGATGGTCTGGATCTAATTCCTTTAGTCCGTTTAATTCTTCTTGGATATTACGTCCACCTAAGTCATCAAAATTGCGATGTAATTTCTTATAAAGTTCGCTCCAAAGTTCACCAGCGTCTTTTCCTTCTAAGCTTCCAAAGAATACTTCGCGGAATTCAGGCATCATTTCAATCGTGAGGTTTTCACGGTTTGGATGATTTCTAAGGAAGAGTTGAGCAGTTTCGACAGTTCTTCTTAAGTCACTGGTATAAACAGCGTCAAAATGAATGTCTTTCATTCCCAAACCAGAACGAATAGCATCTAGGCGGCCTTCTTTTGTTAGAGGAGTATCTGACCATCCTTGCATACGATTGTAGCGGTTAAAGATGGTTTCTCCATGTCTCATGAAAT